ACCTCTAATATTTGTGCTGATTGTATAACAGCATCCTTTAATACTTGTGTTTTATGAAATTCTAATGCTTTATCTTTGATATATTCTAAATCATCAGCTTCTATACTCTTAAAAATCTCTTTTAGTGAATCTTTTACATTAACTTGAAGTAAATCCGATTCTATTTCTTTTATTTTAATCTTAAACACTTCCATAGTAATGGTTGTTTTGTATTCTTGGTAATATTCACGGATTTCTTTTACAATCCATTTAAAACCATCATTATCAATATACTTTTCGTCTAATATATCAACAATTTGTTCCAAGAACAGCTTATCAGTTATTAAACATACGATAAACTTTACTTGAAAGCTATATCCAAATTCTGAAATGTTTTTTGTTTTACTCATTTTTTATTTTTCCAATAATGGTCAAGAATATTGAACTCTGTTATCCAATTATCAAAGTTAGGTATTTGTCCCCATAATTTATCCTTTACAAACAAAGTTTGCAACTGATATTTTACTAAACTTGGCGCCATACTCCTGACCGAGTCTCCGATTTTTAGTTTTGTCTGATTTTTTATATCAGGATTTGATAACTGCATTAATAGGTAGTTCCTCTTTATTACTAATTCGTTATCTTTTATTAGATTTGATACTCTACTATCTTTAGAGTTAGCCATATCTAAAAGGTCTTTAGTTGTAAAGGTCTTATCTTCCGTTAGAAGTGGAAATTCTTTAACTAAAGTCTTAACACCCACACCTCTTACTCCAGGTATTTCGTCTGATTTGTCTCCATCTATCACCCTACAAGTTAACACATTTTGCGGGTAAACTCCAAACTCTTTTTTTATTAAATCTCTATCATATAGAACTTTTTTTGTAGGTGAATAAAGCTTTACCCTTTCATCCACTAACTGATAGAAATCTTTATCAGAAGACATTATTGTAAACTTACTTTTGTTAAGTATAACACTAGGGATATAACTCATTATATCGTCTGCTTCTAAGTTATCAATAGATACAATGGTTAGTGGTAAGCATTCCAAATACTCAACTAGTCGTTTAAGTTGCATTCCCATACTCTCTCGTTCATTGTGTGGACCTCCACCCCAATCTACAAGACGATTTAGTCTGCTTCTAACTTTACGACCAGCTTTGTATTGTGGATATATCTTTTGTCGTGGTTTAGAAGAGTTTTTGCCGTCAAATACAATAATACAACGAGTTGGTTTAAACTTGTTAATTGTATATCTTATCGATTTTAAAAACCCTACTAAACCACCTACATGAGCACCATCCTCGTTTAAAGAGGGATTGACGCTGAAACTACGAATGAATGTGTTAAAACCATCGACCAATAAAACATGGTCGTTTAAATTCTTAGTTTCTGGATTTACGTCAATCTCTTCTTTAACTTCATAGAATCTTTTTGTTAATAGATTCTTATCGGATTTACTCATCCGCAAACTCATCTTCTGTTGTTACATCATCAATACCAAGTTGAGCAGAGTCATACTTTAGTATTATTTTTTCACAGATAGATTTGTATATGTATTTTTGTGTTTCCTCATCGGAAATCAAAGCACCAAAGTCTTTTGATTGAAACTTGTGGTCTTTACCATTCTGGTCGGTATAAGTATACCAAGCACCAGCTTGTTTAACTAACTTATGGTCTTTCATTATAGTTAGCCAACTACCAAAGTCATCAATACCCTTGTCAAAGTATAAAGGAAACTCTGCACTTCTTAAAGGTGGACCTAATCTGTTCTTGATTACTTGAGCTCTTATCTTAATACCAATAGTATTCTTTTTGGTATCTTTGATTTGTCCCATATTCTTTAACCGAATACGAGTAGAAGCATGGAAAGGTAAAGCCTTACCACCACTTGTAGTCCAAGGATCACCGAACATTACACCCATCTTTTGTCTTAATTGATTTGTGAAAATCAAACATACTTTTTGACGAGCAGTTAATTGAGTTATCTTTCTCATAGCTTTAGATAAGACGATAGCTTTACTTGTAGCCCAACCATCTTTATCAAAGTCAGCATCCATCTCTACCTTAGTAGAAGCAGCAGCCAAACTATCTACAAGAATCGTAACCAATCGGTCATTGTCTGATTCTCTTATTTTTGTTACAATTGTTTCAATCGCATCAAATATATCCTCAACAGTTTCTAAGTGGATATACATCATAGATTTTGTATCCACACCTATTGATTGTAAAAACTCAGCTGATACAGCAGATTCAGTATCGATATAAACAGCTAAACCACCCTTCTTCTGTGTAGAAGCAAGAGCGTGAGCACCGATAAGTGATTTACCAGTTCCCTCTAGTCCGTTTATTTCAGTAATCCTACCAGCAGCCAAACCACCATTAGGTCTGTTTGATATTGCTAAATCTAATAAGGTAGAACCCGTTCCAACCCAATCCGTAATATCGGTTGGAGTTTGTTGAGCACCATCTAAGAAGTAAGCAACTTGATGTGATTTAAATTGTTTGTTTAATTCACCGGCAAGGATACCGGCTAATTCATCTTTATTTGACATTTATTTCTCCAAAAATGAGGTGTGCCGGAAAAAGGAGGAAACCAGCACACCTCGACCACGCGGTTAATTACGAATTAAATAACTTATCGAAATCATCTTCTACATTAGAAGATTTTTCTGTAGCAACCATTTCTGGTTCCTTTGTGGTTTCTGTTGTAGAATCTTGTGGATTCAAGAAACCTGATAAATGTTCTTTTAACTCATCATAAGTTGGTTCATTATATAACTCTGTCAAATTAGCTTGGTTGTCCAAAAGTTTCTGCAACATAGCAGAATCATCGGAAAGTGGTGTCTGATTTGGTTTAACACGAATTGTTGTCTTACCATATTGGTTGCCAGCTTCAGCAGGTGTTTGTCTTTCGACAACAATATCACGACCAGTTGTTGAGTCTGAGATATCACCATAATCTGGATCAGCAATTATACCAAGAAGTTCTTGATAAACAGTTTTACCAAAACCCCAAAACTTAACACCTTCACTTTCTTCACCACGAGCTATCACAGGAACAAAAGTTCTCATTTTAGGTTCGATTCTCTTACCTTGTATCCATTCATCTTTGTTGCCAGAACCTTTAAGTTTGTCAGCAAATTGTTGAACTGGATCAGGTCGTCCAAATGATAAAGGTGATAACACCGTTTTATTTGGTACTAGTGAGTAGTGAAAGAAAAGCTCACTAAAAGGATTGCTCTTATTATGTAAATAAGGTACTATCCTAATTTGTGATTTTCCAGGTTGAGGTTTCCAAAAACTATTTGTAGTAGTATTTTGTAACTGATTGAGACGGCTTTTTATAGCATCTAAGTCCATTATGTTTCTCCATTATGTTTATTTATTATTATTAGTATTACGAGTATAAATATTAATTTAAAATATTTACTTGTAACCTATCCATATAATATACGGATTTTTTTATTAAAAAACAAGCTTTATTTTAGTCTTTTTAACTTTTTTATTTGTAGCTTTAGGTTTTTCAATTCTTTATTCATCTTCTCACATTCTTCACGATAATTTTGTGGTTCGTGTGATTGTTCTTCTAATTTACTTAATCTTTCTTCAATAGTCAAGCTTTTTCTTTTAGATGATGCCATTTATAACTCTATTATTTTAAGTATTCTTGTAGGTATTTTCTGTAATCCTTCCTTATTGGAAATCAATATCATATTTTTATAGGTATCCCATTCGACCTGATAGTTTGTGTCTAACACACCATTGTTTATGGTCTTTATCAGTTCGTTTAGGGCGTTTATCGTGTATAGTGTATTTGTAATTTTCTTTCTATGTAAAGAGATGGTATTACTTACTGCATTAAAATCTATTTTTTCTTCTCTATCTACATTATAAGTACAAATCAACTCTTTTGTTTTTTCTTCGTTTTGTAATACATAAATTTTATCAAATACAATCTTAAAGTTTTTCGTTATATCACGAATTGATTGCTCAAGATTGTGTTGAGTTGTAAATGTACATAATAGTTGTGTTTTCATTATATCCCTTTAACTTCGCCAGTTTCAGTATCTACTGTTTGACCATCATCTGTTAATTGTAATGGAGCTGGTTCACCATCACCGGTAAATGATAACTGACATCCACCACCTGTTCTGCCAGCAGTTCTTTTAGTTCTAAATGTTATTGAGTAATCATTTGGATTCTGCGTTCCCTTTGATGTTACAAATTTAGGTTCACCATTTTCATCGTAAAACTGTTTGTTATGTTCTAAGTCGTTTAATGACTCATTAGTTCTGATATTATTAGCTATCTCAATAGCAGACATAAGAGCCTCTATCTTTACACCA